GGTACAGACCGGAGATCTTTGTCAATGGTCACAGCAATAGCCTTGTTACCCGAAGCCATGAGTCCCATAATATCATCAGCCTCTAGGGTAGGAACAAAGAGTATATCATTCTGTTTAATTAAATCAACAGCGTATGATAAACTATCTGGTGCTTGTTTCTTTACATCCCGATGAGCTTTATATGGTTCCCACACTTGTCTACGAAAGTTATCTTTACGATCACAGGAGATAGCCACATATACTTTCGTTACTCCTACGGGAGTCCATGCCTTGACATCATGTTCAATGCGCTCCGCAAGGTACTCAATGCCTTCTTGATCTGCCCAAAAGGCAGCACGATAGGCAATGATGTCTCCGTCAAGCACAGCAGTATCAGGTCTTGGTTGGCTTATCATCGTCTTCCTTATCTATAAAAATTTCCATGATCTCTTTGAACACAGTATCTCCATCAGGTAGTCTGTCTTCTCTTGAGGATAGGCACAGCTCACAGTTACACAAATCATCTAACATTGCTTCGGAGAGTAGGTGAAACCATTCATCAAACTTTGTATTGCACTTAGTTTTGAATGCTGCCTCACTCTCATCATTCTTTAGAGTGTAGTGAAACATGTCTTCATATTGTTTGTTGCCTGTCTCAATAGCAATTGCTAGTGCTTCAGACTCATGTGTTCTCCACTCTGCAAACTCCTCAGGGAGTTCACGCTCACCTGCTGATACAAAGACTGTGAGAGCACGGATGTCACGAGCAGCAGCAATCTCATTGGTATAGCGACAGTCATCCACAATGATAACCTTCTCATGCCAGATAGATGGGTCAGCCTTTAGGGCTGCTTGTTCTTCCTCATAGAGTTTCTTAATCTTAATACGGAATTGTTTAACCCAATAGTCTGGATCTTGTTCTCTCATAGTAGAGCCAAGGGTCTGACAGAACTCACGATACTCTTCTTGATTGGTATCCTTAGTGTATCCCTTCTTAGCCGCCTCTTCCTTAAGGGCAGCAGCAAAGGGAACAATCACTGGTGTATACTTATTGTTATAAGCGTACTCACTGATCCACTTTGCTAGTGTTGTCTTCCCGACTCTTGCTTGTCCACCGATCATTATCGTTATCATGTAAGCTTTCCCATAGTTGTTTAGGGTTGAACAGATTGGGTGTATCCCAACCTTTGAATTTTAAATAGTCACATATAAAAGTAATACAATTGGTTGGTTGTTTCATACCAATGTATTTACCTATGAGTGTATACACTAGCATCTTATAACTATTGAGTGGTTTATATTTATAAGCAAAGATAATATCTTCTTCACTCATGTCTATAGATCCTAGATCAAACTCATAGTACTTGCTTATCTTTAGTTGTTTAAGATTGGCAAGTCTCATTACCTTTACTGGCTTACGATCTACCACTACAAAAGCAAATGGTATACTCAGATCAAACTCAATGTGAGCATGAGTATGACGGCTCCAAGATAGTAAACGAATGGCATAGTATCGCCACCCTTGTACCTTCTTGAAGTTATAAAATACAATTCTTCCATTAACTTTCATAGAAGATCGGCATCCCTAGATATGTAGCTAGTGAATGTTCAACCCTCGCACCTTCCGAATGCTCCCAACCACAGAGCATTACCATACCAGTACACTGAAGGATAGCATCAATGTCACGCTTCATGCAAGCACGAAGATGATCTAATGAATCCTCAACAGTAGAGGGATCAAACCCCTCATCCTCATCCATCTTAGCGGGATTGTGGATCTTACCAACCACAGGATTCTTAGTCCACTTCTTCTCAGCCTTATAGAAAGCCTCAAAGTTATGGTTAGGATATCCTCTCATAGGACCAGCAATATATAATTCTAATTTAGACATGTGTCTCCTTAATGTGTATCAGCCCAACACTTACCAATGCAGTACTCTGCATCAATACGAATATTCATCTTTAACATCTCACCTGCTGTAGTAGCAGCAGCAGTAACAGCCTTACCGAATCCTTCAGCAGTCTCTACCGGACACGAGTACTGTAGTTCGTCATGCACATAAGCCAGCTGCTTGGCTCCTGCTGCCTTGATAGACTTGAACGCCTCGACCATCCAGTACTTGCTTACGATGGCTCCTGACCCCTGCAGCAGGGTATTGAGGGCAGCGTGTTCACTACGCACGGGTACACGCCTACCATCAGGCAGGAGTACACCCTTGTGCTTGAGTGCCTCATACTTTACCATGTCCTGCACCTTAGTAAGGGCAGGGATTTCTTTCTGAAAGCGTTCTCTTAATCCCCTAGCCTCACCAATACTACAACTACAAACTAAAGCAATCTTCTTATCACCCGCACCATAGAGGTACGCATAGATAAAAGACTTTGCTAATGCTCGTGAGCTGAGTCCAGCTGCCTTCTGATTGTGTGTATGAATGTCTCCTGTTAGGAGTACTTTACCATACTCACCGTTGTCATACTTAGCCATGAAGTGGGCAAGCATACGAAGCTCTAGCCCCGACAAGTCAGCACCAACTAGCACCTGCTTGGGATCACATAGCCAGAGTTCTCTTGCTCTGTGATCACCACTTACCTGTGCTATGTTGGGCTGACTGTGGGTACAACGACCTGTCGCTGCACCCTGTGGATTGATGTTGCCATGTATACGCCTGTCTCGACTATTGATTGATCGACTGTTCCAGTCCTCAACCATACCCATTAACTTGATTGCATTGAAATACTTTACGAGTGTCTTTGCTTCTGGATAGTCTAACACAGCCAACACGGATTCATCTACCTTTGGGTTTCCCTTCTCAGTTTCTTGTGGTTTCCATCCATACCTTTCGGTAAGACGGTTAGCTATTTGTTGTCGAGAACCGGGATTAAAGGTATCTACTTTGTCTTTGAGTCTCTTGCCTGTCTTGGGCGAATGTCTAATGATAACCCGGTCAGGGAAGACTTGACGCATTTCATCTTCGATACCAAGCTTTTCCAACATAAGGTTTTTATACAACTCTTCTCCGGCATCAAGGTCATAATTAAATCCATTGCACACTTGCTCCATTAAAATTGTAGATACTGTATGCTCAAAGGCTACAATATTTTTGTTGTCTGATATAAAACTCTTTTGTTTATTGAAGATAGCTTCGCCAAGTCGAGTGTCCTGCTGACAGTACTTGCCCATCTCTAGGTTGTAACTAGTCCAGCCCAAGGTATACTCTGACTTAGGAAAGTTAAGATGTATACCCCATGACTTGAGTGAGTTGTCTTTGAATGGGTGAGTGTTGATGTCTGGATGCATTAGCTTGCTGATGATAAGTGTATCAACAATACGCTTAGGCATAGCCATATTGTACAGTCTACGCATGACCGGGTAGTCATACCCCAAGATGTTGTGACCGATAATAACATCAAATTGTTTGAGGTAATTTACAAGGTCTGGCATCTGATGTTCTAACCAAAGTACTGGTTCTTGATTAGGAATCTTGGTGGCTGCACATAATACACGAGTAACTTCCTTGTGAGGATTACCTTTAGAATCTAATATCAACTCAGCTAAACCATTTCCTTCAATATCAAGTACACATACTTTCATTAGAACTCCTGTTGTTGTTCGGGTTCAAACACTACTGAGCCATCCTCAGCAATAGCGAATCCAATTTCTTCTAGTCTGCCTGACACATGGTCATAATATAATGTACTTGCAATACCTGCTCGACCAGTCAGACGGTTCTTGAGTACACGCACTAGTGTAGTGTTAGCAATCTTCTCATCTGTGTTCTGTCGATCTCTCTCCAAAGCAATGACTGTGTTAGGTACAGATGCCAATGCACCGGAGCCACGCAGATCTTGCAGGGTAATACGGTCACCCTCTTCGTATGCCTTGTCACTCTTCTTGAGTTGTGATACGATGTCTACATGCACACCTGTACGCACAGCAATAGCACGGAGTTCCTTCATGAGTGTATCAATAATGATACGCTCTGAGTTACCACCCTCGACATCCTTAGTCTGCATACTCATAAGTCCTGCAGCAGCGGCGGTGATATGATCAAGCACAATGACATCCACCTTGAGGGAGGTTGCCATGAACTCCATACGAGCCAGCAGATTAGCCATTGCACTGTTACCTAAGTGGTCATACACATAGAAGTTTGTGCCACATAGTTGTGCCTTAGCTGCTGAGTATTCCTCATCAGTAAGATCATCAACCATAGCCATGTTGATTTGTTTCTTGCCAAGCATGGTACGCAATTCATTCATCATTCGTCCTGCTCTAATAGCACGGACTGGTTTGTTAAGTATCAAGCTGATCATATCATCCATAGTTTCCTGTGGAGATTCCTCAAGCATGATACACCCAACACTACGACCCTCTACTAAGTGATGCATCATAAGCTCACGAAGTATAGTAGACTTACCAGACCCAGTACCGGATGCCCATAGTGTAATCTCTCCACTACGCTGACCAATCAGGAACTCTGATAGACCATCGTAAGGGAAGGGATAGACACGAGCATGGTTCATAGACTGTGAGTCTGTGATAACTTTAGAGATGTGCATGATCTCATCAGGAGAATACTGCTGTGCTTCCCATAGTGCTGATACCAATTGCTTGGTCTGAGCATTCATGTAGCACTCACTAGCATCCTTGTATGGGAGCTTAGCAATCTTGCACTTACCCGGAGGAAGTAGATCAGCAACTTCCATAGTAGCTTTCTGTCCTGCCTCATCCATATCAAAGCATAGGACAACTTCAGCGTATGAGTTAATGAACTCAAGATTCTCTTTGATAGACTTGGCTGCAGAGGTAGCACCATTGGGGATAGACACGACAGCCCATGTACCACCGAGTACTTGGTTGACTGTCATACAATCAATCTCACCCTCAGTAATGATAAGCCGCTTGCCTCCTGCCTTCCATAGGTTCTGACCAAAGAGTTCTAAACCTTTGGCACTACCACGCCAAGCAAACTGTTTGTTAGGACCACGAAGGTGTTGTCCTAATAGCTCACCACTTTGATAGTAGTTAGCAATGTGTACTTCCTTACCATTGATCTTGGCTACCTGATAGCCATACATGCGGCAAGTCTTTTCCGTAACGCCGCGATCCTCAAGATCAATGTAAGAACCAGTGAGCACTTTAAATTCTTTAGGGGTTGTTGTAGTAAGTTCATCTGTCATCTCTGTTCCTTTAGAAGAGCGGTAATACTTGCATTTAAAACAATACACATGATCATCATAGACTGCAAGGTTGTCACCACTACGATCTGCACCATTCTGTACACAGCGTGGACACTCAGTCTTGCTTTGGAATAGACTCATTTAAATCAATTGATCCGATCTTTGCTAGCTTGATAAGAAACTCTGGGCTAAAACAAAAGCTTGCTATAGCCTGATCTTCATCTGTTCGATATCCATTAGGATCCTCAGATTCGTAAACAATAAAGTTAACATTCTTATTAGACATCTGTATGCGGAGGTACAATCTATCATCACCACCCATACCTGCAGCATCAGAGTGTATTATAAAAGACCCAACAGGAAAATTCATTTGCAACCATCCATCTAGTTCACTCATCTTTACCCTTGCCCCACCCTAAGGTGGTGTTGTCTGCCATTTGATTAAAGCCAGTTCTAATTAATGCCTTGATATCGTTACGCTCGTCAACCAATTTATCGTACTTGTTTTGACTTGTCGTACCATCCGTTTCAATACGACCAAGCTTGTGACTAAGTGCTGCCAGATCATATACCAGTTCTTCGAGTTCATTTAGATTCATCTTTATTTATTTCTTTTGGTTTACCAAAGATAGCTTCATAATTTTTTTCATAAATTTCACGATCAACTGGACGATACTTATCACCCTTACCTGACTGTGACTTGTCACGCTTCTTAGCTTTGAGCCACGGTTTATCTTTTGCCAATTGAATCCTCCTTTATTAGGTATCCCCATTGTCTTAGTTTAGCTGCTTGCTTTAGTGTTATCCTGCCATGCAAGGAATCATACGCAAGCAGTTCAGTACGAGCAGCATCGCGTTCCTCTTGTAGGAGTGTGATTAAATCTTGTTGAGAAGTTCCTTCCATATGGGAAGTACCCTGTAATTTTAAATCATTTAGTTTATCCATTAAATATACTTTACACTTTTTGAGTATGTCTGCTAATTATTACTACCTATAGCCAACAATTAACCCAGTGATCCATTCAATGCCATCCATGATATAGGAAAGGCTTTGGCACAGCAGTCTGAGATTGCTAG